GCAATCCTCGCCTGCTCAATCAACGCATCGACGCTGTTGATCGTCTCCAGCCACGTCACCACCTGCGCCTCTGCGTCGTCGCAAGATTTCTCGACGCCATGATCCGCGGTGTATTGGCCGCCGTCCCGGTGGATGCGTGCGAGCAGGTCGTAGATGTGGTGGCGCTCGCGCTTTAGGCGCGCAATCTCAGCATGCTGCGCACGTAATGCTTTGGTAGCTAACTCTCCGACGATCGGCATTAACGCCTCCAGCCTTAATGCGATCTCCAGCACTGTGCGTTCGCTCATACCTTACCCACTGTCGCTTTTTCAACGGCATCACACGCCATCATGATGATCTGCGCAACATCCTGGTCGACCGAAAACAGGCTGACGTGCTCTAGGCGCTGGCACACTTCCAGCAAATCAGGAGCGGCGGCGATCAGGAGTGCGTTTGCTGCGCACTCGGCTCCGTCATGCCTCAGGCAGACAATGGCAATATCTGAGCCGTCTTGAGCAACAATGTCGCCCAATCTGCGCCACGGCCCCGGTGTATGTCCGCTCATACCACACTCCAATAGCTCACGTTATTGACCTTGTATCGCGTAACCATCCCGTCATCCTCCATCCTGCACAGCCGATCAAATGCCACTGATTTGCAGCAGCCAACAGCCTTTGCGACGCTCATTGTCCGGCACTCAGGATTCCATTTGACATAGGCCATAATGCTTTCGATGGCCTCGGCAATAGCTTCTTTTGTCTTGCTGTAGCATGGCGTGCGCTCGGCATCTATGCGCTCCTGTCTTGCTTTCTCGCGCTCTGCTTGCTCGACGCCGGAGATAATGCCGACAATCTCAGCGACCAAGCTGCATGGGTCTATGCCTTTGCTGATCAGCGCACGTCCGGCAGCATCAGGCTCCTGAGATGCCGGCGCGATCTCCACAACAGGCTCGCGCGGCTTAGTGCGGTCCGCTTTTGTCATTGGCTTGCGGCGGCATCCGGTGAGCTTTTGGACGTTGAGATATTTCGCTCGGCTGCGAATGGCGTCTTCTGAAATGCCAAACCTCTCGGCGAGCTCAAATGTTGGAACGTGCGGATAAAGTGCCATCAGTTCGTCGTCGCGGGCTTTGACGGCTGGTGATCGGTAGTTGCTCATGCCACCTCCGCGAACAGATCGCCAGTCATGCGCAGAGCGTTGTGCAGATTGCGCACGGCTTGCCGGTAGTACGATTGCTTGAGCTCTACGCCGACGAATTTCCTGCCCATCTGCACGGCAACATGGCCCTCGCTGCCGATCCCGGCGAACGGAGACAGCACGACATCGCCGGGGTTGGTCCAAAGCTCAATGCCGCGCCGGATAACCTCAAGTTGCAATGGGCAAATATGCCGCTCGTCGTCGTGCTCGCGCGCAGACTGGTATTGCAGCGTATCGGACGGGTTGATGTCCATCCATACCGGGCTGGCGACCTGCTGCCACTTATCTACAGGATAGATTTTCTGCATCTCGTCTTCGTATTCGAGATTCAGCTTTTCGCAAACCTCATAGCACTCGTCGTCATCTCGGTAGTGAGTCACTCTTTCAAGGGTGTCTCCAGGCGCGCGCATGGTGATGAGATAGTCAGGCAGACCATGCCGGCACATCGCCGCATTCCCGCGCACCGTTTTGTGCAGTAGTCCTAGCGCTTTCGTGCGTTGCATCTGCGTTACCGGGTCTTTCCAGATGCAAACCTCGGAGTGAAAAATAAATCCTCTGGCCTGAAATGCCCGGATCAGGTCGCCGCGAAAATCCTTTAGCCCGATGTACCCGTCACGCTCTTTACTGGCCGGGAACTGCATGCAGTGGAACGAGACATTCCGGCCCGGCTTCATAAGTCGCAAAAGCTCATCAATCATATAGCCAAAATGCCACAAGAACGCTTCGTGAGACGTGCAATTACCCATGTCGCGCGGAGAGTTGCTGTACGTGTAGAGACTGGCGAACGGCGGCGAAAAGATGCTGTAGTCAATCGAATGGTCCGGCAGTCCTTTCAGCGACTCGACACAATCTCCATTGATGAGAGTCCATCCGTCGCCGCTCTCCTGGTCAATGCACTGCATGTGATGATCTCCGGTTAAAAGCTCTGCGCACGCAATAGCTGCGCACAATGCTGATTGCTGTATAGATGGCGCCGATTGCCAGATTGTCTGCCGTGCTGATCGCAATTCCGAAAAGCGGCAGGATTGTGGCGTTCGCTGCGAGCGATACTCCGTAGCCGATGGCGACATTCGCCACAGATTCGACGGCGCTTTGGGTTTTGGTCTGAGTCATGCCGCCACCAAAAACGACGGCACCGCGACGCGCCTTGATGCGTTGTAATCGTTGGTATTCTTCCTCGCGCCTAGTACCGATTCGCGCACTGCATCAAATGTATCCGCTGACATTTGCGCATACATTTCATCGGCGGCCTGCTGCTTGCGCTTGATGTTGGCGACAACGGCGCCGTCCTGGTTGCTGGCGAATACGTGGATATTCACCGGGCGTCGTTGTCCGAATCTCCAGCTACGCCGGACGGCTTGGTAGAACCCCTCGTAGGAGTCATTGACGCCGACGAATGCCTGGTGCGCGCAGTGCTGCCAGTTCATTCCCCAGCCGCAGATCTTCTGCTTACTGATGAGCACGCGATGCTGTCCGGTCGAGAACCCGACCATTCGGCGCTCTTTGGTGTCGTTGTCGTCAGCCCCTGCAACTTGCACCGATCCCGGAATGGTGCGTTCCAGCATGTCGCCCTCGTCGTTTAGATCGCACCAAACAATCCACGGCTCATCACGATGCGAATTGACGAGATCTGCACAAGCCTGCACGCGCGCCGCCATACTGTCTCGCCTCGATTGTCGGCGTTCGCTCAGCGTCTGCGCCTCTTGCGCGAACAGGCCGTGCATCGGGTTGTGCTCGATCTCGACGGTGTGTTGATGGATGTGCAGCGGCGGCAACGCGTATGCACTGGCGTCGTATCCGAGATCCGCAGGCGAGCGAATCATGGCTCCCCATGACGCAACCCACCGCCAAAACACGGTGCGCGCATGCCCCTTGAGACGCCAGACGGAAGTATCGCCACCGTCATGGACGAAAAATTCTGCCAGCATTTCAGACCGGCTGCGAACGCCGAGGAATTCCGCGTGTGTGCCTAGCTCGGTCCAATCGTTTGGCGATGGTGTAGCTGTGCAGCACAGCTTGTATGGAGTCGTGCGAAACGCGTCCATGAGCAGCGCAAGCGTTTTGCTCGCGTGGCTCTTGATAATGCTGGACTCGTCAAGCGCGACACCGGCGAACATGCCCATGTCAAACTTGTGCAGGCGGTCGTAATTGGTGATGTTGATGCCGTGGCGCACATCCTGCTGCTCGCGGCAGTGCGTAACCTCGATGCCCATCAGCAGACCCTCTGCAACGAACTGCTGCGCAACGGCGAGCGGGCAGAGAATCATTACTGGCAGTCCGGTATGCGCCACAACGGTATCTGCCCAGGCGATCGCCATGCGCATCTTGCCCAGGCCAGTGTCAGCAAAAATCGCAGATTTTCCACGGCGCAATGCCCACTTGGTGAGGTCGCGCTGATGCGGGAACAGTGCATAGTCGCGCAGCGGAGCGTCAATGCCGGCGCTCGCGATAGTGCCGAGCTTGGCGGCGATAAATTGGTCGTAGCTCATCAGAACGGGATATCGTCGTCATCGTAAAAATTCGGCGCCGGCGGTTTCGGCGCAGGCTTCGGTGCCGGCTCCGGCTGCGATTGCTGCGTGTCGTTCTTTCCGCCAATCAGCTCGACCGCACTGATGCGCAATTCGAGACTGATCTTTTCGGCGCCGTCTTTTGCCTGATACGGGCGCGGATCGAATTCGCCGGACACGGCAACCTGCTGGCCTTTGGTCAGGTATTGCGCCAGCTTTGTGCCCCGATCGCCGAACAGCGAACAGCGAATCCAGAATGACCGCTTTTTGTCGCCGAATCCGGTATCAACGGCGATGTTGAATTCGAGCACAGCGGTCCCGGTCGGCAGGTATTTGCTCTCTGCGTCGCGACCAAGCCGGCCTGTGAAAGTGCATACGTTGAGGCTCATGCTGCCTGCTCCTGTGATGTAAGTGTTGCCGTGCGCGCGTCATACGCCGCCTTGAATGCGTCTTTTTCCGCCTTGCTGCGACCGGCCTTGTATGCGGTCCCGAATACCGTCTTGAGGTCCGCGATGCTTTCGGCGGCGGCAATGTCTGCAAGCCATTCCTTGGCGCAGTCGTCCGGCTCGTATTGCGCCTGATTGGCTGCTGGCGCGGTGGAAAGTGGCTTGACCGTAAATGCCTTTTTGACTGCGCGCGTCGCTGTCAAGGCCATCGTCAGAGGGCCGGAGATGTCGGACAGGTGGCTGATGCGAATACCGCCGACAGCAGCGCCACCGAATCGCACTGTCTCGTCCAGGTAAAGCGTCATGCTGCGCCCGGCATATTGCGCTGCGTCTGCGCCCCATGCCCGCACAAGCACGCGGCGCATGGATTTGCATGGCTTGTACGGTTTGCCGTCGTCGCCGGCGAAATGGATGGCGACGGGCTGATCCTCGGCGACCAGCTTGACTGCCGTGACGGTGATAGTGCGCGGTCCGGCGATCAAATCGTCCGAATTAAGCTGATCTGAGCGTGGCGCTACGGTTTTGCTGATATCGATCACAGGTACATTTCCTCCTCGATGGTGCGTTCGGTGTTGATCAGGATCGGCATGTATTTCAGCGCCGACTGATAGCGCGACAAGGCCAACTGCAGTCGAGACTCGAATTCAGTAGCAGCGGAGATAATCGCTGCTCGATATCGTTCGTCCGGTAGCACTCGCTTGACGAACATCGGCAGGCCAGCCGAGTAGCTGACAAAATCCAGCCATTTGCGACCGGATACGAGCAGTCCGGTTTGAATTTGCAGCATGTACTCTGCCGGCACTTCTCCAGACAAGATCGTCTCTACTTGGTACTTCT